CTGGTAGTTCTGACCGAAGTCTCTATCAAATAGCATATAAAACTCACTAATGTTATGCTTCTCTTCAGGGCAATCAGGGCTTCTATCCCTGCTAATACCATGCCCATAGTGTGCCCACTTCTCCATAGCTCGTGAACCTGTGAACTCATGACTCAACACCCTACCACCTTGCTCATGCGAGCGTGAACCTTTAGGCTTAGGGTTGACATGACTGTAACAAAAGATAGTGATAGGGTACTTCATCACCAAGTCTGCCATGTCTGTCATTATCTCGTTCAGCTTGTCGTTCGCTTCGCTTGCTGTAAACATACTAACCAGTGCTGTAAGTGGGTCAAGGATAAAGATGTTGATGCCGTCAAGCAAGTGCATCTCCTCCATAGCTATTCTTATATCTTGCCAATCACGACTTGCGCTTCTATCATAGAATCTAACCCTACCTTGCATTGATAATAGGGTGTGCTTTAACATCTCAGGGTCATAGCTAACATCAGGTCTTGAATAGTCTATCCTATCGTGCTTCCCTGCTAACTTCTTAGCTGTCTTAGCTGGTGCGTTCTCAAGGTCAAACATCCCTACGTTCTGACTCTCACTATAAACCAGATGTTCTACTAACTGATGCTGGTGGTCTGTCTTGCCAATCTTAGGTGCTGCCCCTACTATGTGAATAGTGTTAGGTCTGATACCGAATGTCGCCCTTGTAACTGTAGCCCAAGGAAAACTGATACCCATCTTGGGTTGTTCAAGTGCTTTGTCTATGAAGTCCTCAATATCTAACACTTCACCTTGTCTGATAGGCTTACTATCCCATACTGCTGCTTGATATAATTCCTTTCCTCTGTCGGCTAACAGCATATCGTTAGCATCTTTTAATGGTAGGTTCGCGACCTTAAACAGTGGAAAAGATTTAATAATATCCTTTGTTGCCTTGTTACCAGCCTCATCATTGTCTAATACTAGGATAACCTCGTTGTACTTCTCTACGAAGTCCCTATTATTAACCATATCCTTTAATGCAGATGACGCACCACGTGTAAGTGATACGACCGAAGGAAGGTATTGTTTGTACTTGGCTGGAGTATTATCAATAATGGTCTGGTATAACGCCATAGCATCACACCTGCCTTCCGTAATGAACAGTTTATTACTGCCATTCTTACTAGCTAGGCTCTTACCCCATAAATCAACAGCACCTTTTCTATCCCCTAACGCTTTAAAGTCTTTGGTTGCTACCTCTCTGACCTCATAGCCCGTAACCTCTCCCGCTTTAGTGTCTGGATAGTAGTGGTGGGTAATGGTCTTGCCGTCTGACTCACTCAATGCTACCCTAACACTATACAGTTCAGCTATCTCCTGCCTTATACCCCTATCCGATAACTCACGAAAGGGAAGTTTGCTATAGTCTATCTTCATTTCCTTAACCTTTTGTTTAGGTCTAATACTTGTTACGTTGTCATTGGGTGGAAAGTAAGTCTGACAAGCAAAACAATAGCTATCATCGGGCTGGTTGTCATAGGTGTACACTTGATTGCCATCACTACTTCCACAATCAGGACAAGGGATTTTGTGACTCAGTTGTCCCCTCTCTCTCTGCTCTAAGTTATTCATAATAATTAATAATTCCTAATAATAAATATAAATAAGAAAATTTATTTTATACTATTTTAACACTTCTGTCAAGTCTACATCCTCGGGCTCTACTTCCTCCCAGTAGAACTGATTAAGGTGGTTGTCTTGTTCGTAAACTGGTACTGATAGTTCGTCCAACTCTTTTTGTAACTCCATAATTATCTCCCCTTATTAACAGTAAACTTTTGCGGTCTGTTTTCTAAATACCATACCTCATCAAACAGTTCACCTTTGATTGTTTGCAGCTGCATGACTGACATCGTGTCGACTATGTAATCATAGCCTGACGCGTCACGGTCTAACACGTACAACGCTCGGTCTATCTGCTCTATGATGCGTAGTTTCTTGGCTGTTATTACTTTATTTGTCATTTTTTGCCCCTTCATAATTTCTGATTTCTCTGGCTAGTTTAAGGATAGCCTGACTCATAGCATAATACGCTTTGTCGTCGTCGTGATTGTGCCTGTCCTTATGTTGCAAGAACAACAAACGGCGCTCAATCTCTTCTTTTTCTTTTCTAATCTGTTCTAATGTTTTCATTGTACTCTCTCCATAATATATTTGTTAGGAATGATATCACAAGTATAATCTCTAACGCCTTGTGTTTCGATATAAGCACACTTCCCGTCTTGGTTGATGCCTACTATAGGCAGGTCAATATAACCCACTAGGCTAGTATATAGGGCGTATATCATAACGCCTGTGATTGTTGCTAGGTATAAGTAATATTTCATTTTGGTTTATCCTTTTGGTTGGTTGGTTTAGGTCACACTGCAAAGCATACCACAGATGATATGCTTCACGCTATAGCCTAATTTTATTCCCCTTGGTTTAGTTTGCGAGCGGTGAAGTAATCACCATTCAATTGAATTGATATTTCGCTTAGGTCATAGTTGCTTTTTAACCCGTCATATTGATTGTGAGACAAGGCCAAACACATACCATCATCTAGCAAATCCATCAAAAAATTCAAATGTTCGTTATTCATTTTATTCCCCTTCATTATAAATCGTAGGAAGCCTACCAAGTATATCACTTACCTGAACAGTGGTGTCATGATGAAACTTATCAGATGTTAGATACCTTTCTAAATCTATGATGTCTTCTCTATGTTCGTTTAGTGTAGACTTAAGCAAGTCAATTTCTAATTGTAATTGTTGTATATAGTTCATTTTATTTCCCCTTAGTGATGATAGCACCAGCCTGACCAAGGTTTAACCTTTCTACAGTAAACCCGTTGCCTAGCGTGGTTTTAAGATAATCTAATAGTTCTGCTACTTTGAAGCCTTTTTGATACGTGTTCCGTGATGTCACCTTGGACATGGGCTCAAGGCCGTTTCTACCTGCTGCTTTCATAACATCAGAGCCGCGTGTGGTGATGATAGCCTGGCCACCTACTTTCAGTACCCTGCCGATGTCTCTCACGATGTCATCCCTGTCTGACCTCTTCACTACGTTTAAAACGTTTAAATTGGTTACCCTGCTGTATGTATTTGAAGGGATATCTTCTGCCTTGTTGAAGTCTGGAGCCCATTTTTTAGCGTAAGGCTCAAACGTCTCATACCCAATCTCACTAGCACCAATTCCAAGTCCAGCACCAAAGTCAATTGACCGCCCTTGTGGCGCTCTCTCATCAAGAATGGCGCTTGCATTGTGGTATGTAGGCAACGTGCCTTTGATTTGAGTTTTGGCTGCATTTTCAGCAGCAGGGTAATCAAAATCATCTAAATGTATATTCATTTTATTTTCTCCAATTAATTATCTTTTACTACTTGGTAAACACTTCTAATGCGGTGTCTCCTACCTTCTGTCCAGTCCATTACTTTACCATCTCTAACCGTTAAGACATGGCCACTTACAAAGATTAAAAACTTTCCCTTGCTTGGTAATTTCTTTGTAATAGTTGATACTGTACCATATTTCGCCAACTTGTAAGGAATAAGGTTAAAACCATGTAGTTCAATAGCTTTCATAATCATACTAGGATAAGCACCTTGCCTAATCCTTCTGCCTAGTTTAGCTAGCGTATTTAGTGCAGTTCCGTATGCCTTACCTGTACAGATAGACACAGCAACCACTGAACAATTATTACTGTCATTGTAATACTTGTGGCCTATCTTATACACCTTAATTGCGTCATCATATTGTTTCATAATATTTAACTCCTATTGTTTAAGTTAAACGCCCTGTTTCAAAGACGTTTAAGTTAAACCTAAACCAGCTAAGAAGCTATAACGTGTTCACCCTTAAGAGGCACTCAGAACACAGCTTCGCTAGCTAGTTTAGATGTTAGTTAGTATCTTTCGGGTGTCTTGCATTGCCTAGACCGTTCCACCTTATTGGCTATCTTGACCCACCTTACTTGGCTATCCTAACGTTGAACAAGATTTATATGCTTGGGCTAAATCAACTAGAGCACCAAATGTACCCCGATCGCCTAAGTATTTTACAACAATACTTGCTCCGTTGAGGTGAACTATTACATAGCCTAAACAGCTACACAACAACTGTTTTCAATTCATTTTATATTCTTAATGTTTTCAATAACTTACAGAGCAAATTAATTGTAGACAGACCATAAGATACCCAAAACAGCGACAAATTTTGGCCTATAAAATAGGGTCGATATAGCCTAGTGAATTTCCCCAAGGATGCACCATCCTCGACACTCACTGTCAAACATTCTCAGTAAGGTATGCAAGTATCGTGCCATAAATAATTGGCATGGAAGTTGCATAGGAAGGGAGGGGGGGGGCTGTATAGTATATAAATTATATGTAGTACCACCCCAGATACAAAAAAAAGTGAAATTGGATTAGGGGGATTTTTGCATATCTATCTATAAAAAACTAGACGTAGAGAATATCACCGTAAGATATTGATATATAAACCTATTTGGTTATAATTAAATATTATAAGAAAAGGAATAGATAATACCTCTTGCGCAGTTTCTAGGAAATTTACTAAGGTAGTAAACTAAATATATAATAATTACAGTAGCTTATAAATTAGTGCTTGACAAACTAAATGATTTATGATATAATACCACCTTTCTAAGGTATATTACCCAGTTAGGTTTAATTATTAGTAATTAGTTATTCTACTGGGGAAATTTACTAAGCACAATATCCTTAAGGGGGTAGTATTGTCTGATTACTCGGAACAAAGAAAGAAAGAAGTTAAAGTCCCTAAGAAGAGGGGTAGACCACCTAAAGCATTAGTACAGTCCAAGAAGAAAGGAGCTAGACCTCCCGGTAGACCTCCGGGTGATAAAGCTATAATGGATGAGTACAAGGCTAGGCTTCTTGCGTCTCCCAAGTCTCGTAAGGTTTTAGATACTATACTAGATGCTGCTCTAGATGATGAGCATAAACATCAAGCTGCTGCTTGGAAACTTCTAGTAGATAGACTTATGCCACTCTCTTCGTTTGATGCTAGTACGGGTGGTGGGGACAAACCTAGTATTAACATAACTATTTCAGGTGTTACTGAGGTAGAGAATATAATAGATGGAGAGGTTATAGATGGCGACTAGTTTCGGATTAGGTAATGAGCCTGATATTATCGGTGAAGATATTCCTACGTATACACAGGAAGATGTGCAGAAAGCTGTAATGGATGCTGGTTATTTAGATGCCCCTCCTGAGTTCTCACAACAAGGTGCTATAGCCCAGCTAGAGGCTGACCTAATGAATGATATTATGGTTAGAGACCAGCTAAGAGAAGAAGAGTTGTTAGGACAACAGAATGTAAAAGCGTTGGATAATGAAGAAAAAGATTTTAATTTTAAAGTATTAGAGCACATTAAAGACAGAGAAGGTTTTAGAAATAAAACTTACAAAGACTCTCTTGGTAAACTTACTGCTGGTACAGGTCATTTATTAAGTAAGGAAGAACAAAAAAAATATCCACTTGGAACAAAAATACCACAAAACATTTTAGACGGCTGGTTAGAAGAAGATTCTAATACTGCTAAAGAAGCTGCCCGTAAACAGGTAGCTCAAATAACTAATCTTAAAGATAGAAGAGATTTAGAAGCTGCACTAGTTTCGGTAAACTTCCAATTAGGTAAAAACTGGACAAAGAAATTCCCTACTGCGTGGAAACATTTAAAAAAAGGTGAATGGGAAGAAGCTATTTCTGAAATAGAGTTTACTAGTAAAAATAGTAAAAAAGAATCTGAGTGGAAAAAACAAACTCCAGTTAGGGTAAAAGATTTTGTATCTGCTATTAGAAGGCAGTATATTTAGTTGTCTAACGACCTCAGTATTAAACTACTACCTTGGCAACAAGATGTTTGGAATAGTGACACTAGATTTAAGATAGTAGCTGCTGGTAGACGTACTGGTAAATCCAGACTAGCTGCTTGGTTACTTATTGTAAATGCTCTACAGCTAGAGAAGGGTCATGTTTTCTACGTAGCCCCCACACAAGGGCAAGCAAGAGATATTATGTGGACTACTCTATTAGAGTTAGGTCATCCAGTAATAAAGTCTAGTCATATTAACAACCTACAGATTACACTGGTTAATGGAGCTACCATTAGCTTGAAGGGTGCAGATAGACCAGAGACTATGCGTGGTGTGTCTCTTAAGTTCTTAGTACTGGATGAATACGCTGATATGAAACCAGCAGTGTTTGACCAAATCCTTCGTCCTGCCCTAGCTGACCAACGTGGTAGTGCTTTGTTTATCGGTACTCCTATGGGTCGTAACCACTTCTATGAGTTATTTAAGCAAGCTGAGTTAGGGGATGACCCTACACTAGAGTCTTGGCACTTTACTTCGTATGACAACCCCCTATTAGCAGAAGAAGAGATAGAAGCTGCTAAAAAGACTATGAGTTCCTTTGCGTTTAGGCAGGAGTTCATGGCATCGTTTGAGGCACAGGGCAGTGAACTATTCAAAGAAGAATGGATTAAGTTTAGTGAAGAAGCTCCAGAGATTGGGGACTATTACATTTCTATTGACTTGGCTGGTTTTGCAGACGTATCTAAAGCTAACACATCAAAAGCTAAGAAGCTTGACCAAACGGCTATTAGCGTTGTTAAAGTAAATGAAGAAGGGTGGTACGTAGAAGAGTTAGTCTACGGTAGGTGGGATGTTAAAAAGACAGCAGAGAAGATATTCAGAACTGTACTAAAGTATGAACCTATCTCTGTTGGTATTGAGAAGGGGGCGTTAAAGAACGCTGTACTTCCTTATCTTATGGACTTACAAAAGTCTCGACAAAAGTTCTTTCGTGTAGAAGAACTAACACACGGCAACAAAAGAAAAGTAGATAGGGTCATTTGGGGCTTACAAGGTAGGTTTGAAAATGGTGCTATTACTCTCAACACTGGAGATTGGAACGCAGAGTTCCTAGATGAATTATTCCAGTTTCCTAACCCCCTAGTTCACGATGACCTTATCGACTCCTTAGCGTACATAGACCAACTAGCTAAAGTTAGTTACTCGTATGATATAGAGTATGAAGATGAATTTGAATTTATAGACCCTATTGCAGGATATTAATGTATGGAAAATGAAGATAACCTATTGAACAACATTACCCTAGAGCAATGGGTCATGGATAAATGTGAAGGTTGGCGTGACCACTATGATGATAACTATCGTGTATCACATGAAGAGTATTACAGATTATGGCGTGGTATCTGGTCTAAGGAAGATAGCCTAAGACAAACTGAACGCTCTCGTATCATTACTCCTGCACTACAGCAAGCAGTAGAATCGTCTGTAGCTGAGGTAGAAGAAGCAACCTTTGGTAGAGGTAGCTGGTTCGATATTAAAGACGATATGCAAGACCCTACAGGCTCTCAAGACATAGAGTTTTTAAAGAATCAACTAGCTGAGGACATGAACTTCGCTAAAGCTAGAACCTGTGTTTCAGAATGTTTACTTAATGCTGCTATTTACGGTACTGGTATTGGTGAAGTCTACATTGAAGAGACTAAAGAAAACATACCAGCTATGCAACCTACCCCAGATGGTCAAATGCAAGCTGTAGGTGTTATAGAGCGTGATAGATTCTTGGTTAAGCTACGTCCTATCATGCCACAAAACTTCCTTATTGACCCACTGGCTACATCTATAGAAGAAGCTTTGGGTTGTGCAGTAGATATGTACGTACCACTACACCAAGTAGAGATGGATATTGAGAAGGAAGTCTATCGTGATGTAGATATAGAGACTGTTGCTGCAGATGATGACCTTGAACCTGACCAAGACATTACAGTAAACGTAGATGATAGAGTTCGCCTTACTCGTTACTACGGATTAGTACCTAAAGCCCTGTTTGATGAGGCAGAAGGTGAAGAACTAGAAGAAGATGAGATTGCTGTAGCACTAGGCGAGATAGAAGAGAAAGAATCTGGCTATATTGAAGCTATGGTAGTAATTGCTAACGGTGATACCCTGCTAAAAGTGGTAGCTAACCCGTTTATGATGCAAGATAGGCCTATTGTAGCGTTCAAATGGGATGCAGTACCTAGTAAATTCTGGGGTCGTGGCATCTGTGAGAAGGGTTACAACAGTCAAAAAGCCCTAGATACAGAGCTACGTGCGCGTATAGACGCTCTTGCACTTACTGTGCACCCTATGATGGCAGTAGATGCTAGTCGTATGCCTAGAGGCTCTCAGTTTGAGATACGTCCGGGTAAGACACTACTTACTAACGGTAATCCAGCAGAGATATTACAGCCATTTAAGTTTGGTGCTGTAGATAATATCACCTTTACACAAGGTGCACAGCTACAAAACATGGTACAGCAAGCCACAGGTGCAGTAGATACTGCTGGTATGCAGAACGCTATGAACGGTGAGGCAACTGCTGCTGGTATCTCTATGTCTTTAGGTGCGATTATCAAGCGTCACAAGCGTACCCTGCTTAACTTCCAAGATAACTTCCTAATCCCATTCGTTACTAAAGCTGCACATCGTTATATGCAGTTTGACCCACAGCTTTACAAAGCACAAGACCATAAGTTTGTAGCTTCTAGTTCTCTCGGCATCATTGCTCGTGAGTACGAAGTAACACAGCTAGTACAACTCCTCCAAACTATGCCAGCAGAAAGCCCTATGTACAGCTTCCTAGTTCAATCTATTGTTGAGTCTATGAACCTTACTAAACGGGAACAAATCCTTGCAGGTATCGAGCAAGCTAATCAACCAAATCCACAAGCACAACAAGAAGAGGTTATTCGTAAGCAGTTTGAACTTGAGATTGCTAAGGCTAACTTGCAACAAATCCAATTACAAAATGCAGAGATACAAAGTCGTATTCAACAAAACAATGTTGAGACACAGTTGCTGCCTGTAGCTGAAGAGACTGACCGTATTGATGCTATTGCTAAGACGCTACCACCTGATGAGTTTGCACAAGCTGTCAAGATAGCAGAACTTAGCTTGAAGCAGCAAGAGTTAAAAGTAAAAGAAGATATTGTTGAAATGCAAATGAGGAGACCTAATGGTAACTAAGCAAGAACTTGATGGGGTGCTGATAGAAATCAACAACATCCTGCAAGCGATAGACAAGCGTATTTCAGATTTAGAAAAAGCTAATAAACCTAAACCAGTAACAAAAAAGGCTACAGCTAAAAAATAAACTTAACCACACATACACCTATCGGGAGAATGTATGACACCAGAAAATGTAAAACATTACGAAAACTACTTTGACTTATTTAACACAGATGGCTGGTCACAGCTTATGGAGCAAGTTCAAGTAGATAAAGATAACTTCCAGATTGAAGCTATTGCAGATGAAAAGACTTTGTATCAAACACAAGGACAACTTTACGTTTTAAATACTTTAATCAATATGGAAGATATGGTCAGGGCAGCGTACGACTCTATTCTAATTGGCGAGAAGGAAGCCGTTAATGGCGAATAGAATCTATGACTTTAAATGCTCAAACGGACATATTACTGAACGCTTTATAGATTCTGAAACGCAGACTATAGAGTGTCCTGTATGTGACCAAGATGCAAAGCGGGTAATTTCTAAATGTTCTTTTGTATTAGATGCTGTATCTGGAGACTATCCGGGAGCAACTATGAAGTGGGCAAGAGAACATTCGAAAGCCGCCAAGAAATAATCTTTTAATTTTCCACAATACTTATTTAAGAGTACGGAGTTTATAATATAATGGCAACAATACTAGATGCACCAGAGGAATTTAACGAAGAAAATCTACAAGAAGGCGAAGAGCTTTCTACGTTTGAAGAGCAAGAATCCATAGAGGACAACCTTGAACAAGAACAAGTAGTAGAAGAGCAACCTAAAGAAGAAGATAGCCTACCAGATAAATATAAAGATAAGTCTGTAGCAGAAATTGTACAGATGCATCAAGAAGCTGAAAAGCTAGTTGGTAGACAAAGTTCAGAAGTAGGAGAACTTCGTAAGGTTGTAGACGACTTCATTAAAACAAACCTCGACAACAATACCCACGAAAAACAAGCTGAGGTTGAAGAGATTGATTTCTTTGAAAAACCTAAAGAAGCTATTGAACAATCTATATCATCTAATTCTGATATTCAAGAAATTAAACAGATGAAGATAGACATGGCTCGTAGAGATGCTATGAATAGGTTGGAGCAAGCACATCCTAACTTTATGGACACTGCTAAGTCAGAAGGTTTCATAGAATGGGTTAAGGCTTCTAAAGTACGGACAGAACTTTTACAACGCGCTGACAGTAACTTTGATTTTGATGCAGCAGATGAGCTTCTTTCTACTTGGAAAGAACGAACTCAGGCATCTACAAAGGCACAGGAAGTTGTTGAAAAAGATAGAGGACAACAGCGTAAGGCTGCTTCTTCTGGCTCTGCTAAAGGAACTGGAGAAAGTAAATCTAAGAAAATCTATCGGCGGTCTGATATTATTAACTTAATGCAAACTAATCCTGCACGCTACTTAGAATTGTCTGATGAATTAACACAGGCATATTCAGAAGGCAGGGTGCGATAATCTTAAATTTTTATAAAGGTAAAATATAATGGCACTTGGTTCAAATCATGTAACAAACACAACTGGCGCAACTTTCATTCCAGAGTTATGGAGTGATGAGATTGTAGCTGCTTATAAATCTAACTTGGTACTTGCTAACTTGGTAAATAAAATGCCAATGTCTGGTAAGAAAGGTGATACTTTACATATCCCTAAACCTACACGTGGTTCTGCTTCTGCTAAAGGTGCAGAGTCTCAAGTAACTTTGATTGCTGCTACAGAATCAGAAGTACAAGTCAGCGTCAACAAACATTATGAATACTCTCGTTTAATCGAAGATATTACTGATGTCCAAGCTCTAGCTTCTATGCGTAAATTCTACACAGACGATGCTGGTTACGCTTTAGCAAAACAAGTTGATGATGATTTGTTTGCTCTAGGTAAATCACTAGGTAATGGTGATGGTTCTGACTGGACTCATAGCAACAGCTTCTATGTAGATGCTGCTAACGGTATTGCTGCTTATGCAGAAGATACTGTTGCTGCTACTGATGTATTCACTGATTTAGCTTTCCGTGAACTTATCAAGCAATTAGATGATAACGATACTCCTATGGAAGGTCGTTTCATTGTAATCCCACCTAGTGTTCGTCAAACTATTATGGGTATTGACCGTTACAACTCTAGCGACTTCGTAGATGGTCGTGGTGTTATGAATGGTCAAATCGGTACTTTGTACGGTATTGATGTTTACGTTAGTTCTAACTGTCCTGTAATTGAAACTGCTGCTGCTAACTCAGCTTCAGCTGTTGATACTAAAGGTGCTATCATTGGTCATAAAGACGCTATGGTACTTGCAGAGCAAATGGGCGTACGTTCACAAACTCAATACAAGCAAGAGTACTTAAGTAACTTGTTTACTTCTGACACTCTTTACGGTACACAGGTTTTACGACCTGAGTCTGCACTTGTTGTAGCTGTTCCAGCTTAGTAAGCACTAACGGTATGGGGGGCTTAATTGCCCCCTGTATTTATTCTTATTAATCTACACACACATACAGAATATTTAGGAGACTTGCTTTGAGTATATACAGAGGTTCAGGTGGTTCAGGAGATGCTACTTCTGACGCTACCATAAACGAAGTAACAGAGTTAGTACAAGATGCTAACCAACATAAAAATGAAGCAGCTACTTCTGCATCTAACGCTGCAACAAGTGCTAGTAATGCTGCTACTTCTGAATCTAATGCTAGTACCTCAGAGACCAATGCAAGCTCTTCAGCTAGTGATGCTGCTACTAGCGAAACTAATGCGGCAACTTCAGAAACAAATGCAGCTAC